TTATTTACCAATAGAAATACCTAATACAGATTACTGTTGGGACCATAAAGTATCTTGTCAGTATTTTGATAATGGCGGTCCATTAACTTGTTCATTAAAAATCGGGGATCCTAAATATGATAAGGAATATTAAAAATATATTTTTTACAATCCTACATCCTAGTTTTTGGGTTATGAATTATCCCTATTCTAAAGAATGGGATGAATTTTTATTAAAACTTTCCAAAGAAGAAATTTTTTGGAATATTACAACACGCACCGTAAAAATAAAAAACATCCAAATATTGATTTCAAATTATCCTTATGCAACTTTTACCAGTGAATTTGTTTTGCCTGAAAGATTTAGACCAAGTAGGCTCACTATTTATGAACTACAAAAGAAGCTCCACAAAGAAATGCTATCCTCGCATTTTATAGACGCTTTTAAAGGATTATATAAAAATGAGAAATAAAACAAAATCCGACCGGTGGCGCCATAGATGGTATTTGGGGGCTTATGTAGTAGCCATGGATAATGAAGGTAAATTTGGGTGTTCTTGTCCTGTATGGAAGTTTAAGAGGGTAGAGTGCAAGCACATCCTACAGATAAAGGAAAACTTGTTCGCAAATCTACTTCAGGCTAAACACACGGAAGATGATGGAGGTATATGAAATCAATACCTGTATCCTACGCATATAAATTTGCTTCAATAAAAGGTTGTAAGTTTTGGATACCAAAACCTTTCTATGTATTTGAGGGAGCCTTTGAAGTTTCTGTTCCTACTGTAGCATTTAAACTTAGTTATCTAAGGCATTTTTTATCAGAAAAATATTTTAAAATGGCTACAGAAAAGAAACCTGAAATAATAGCAGATATTATGAATAAAATTTTAACTGGAGAATTACAAAATACCTTACCATATAAGGAATACCATATGAAAATTACTTACAGGTGGACAACAAAGGATTGGACAGATGAGGAGAAAATATAATGTCCTTTGTAAAAAGAAATATTAATACTTTAGAATATCCTATGTGGGTTCCATCAACCTTAAATTCAAAAAAGATAGAATCAAATAAGTATTTAATATACACCAATAATCTCCATCTACCCCACTCAAAAGATATTCAAATCCTTAATATGTTATTACAAATGTCCCAAAAAAAGGCATCAAATTATATTGAGATAGGGAATACTTATAAGTTTCTAACAAGTTTAGGGTTCACAAAATCCAATTTTAATTATAAAAGGTTAAAACTATCCTTAGATATATGGCATACCACATTCATACGCTATAAAGAGTCCTTTTATTCTGATGGAAAATTGTATACAACACCTGATATAGGTATTATTAAAAATAAATTCCTAAGTAATAAAAATTCTTTTATAGAATTGAATGAAAGGTTTTTAGATATACACAAAGAAAAATTTGCTTTGGAGATACCACTAAAAATATTTAATGGTATTAAGTCTCCTACCGCCAAAAGATTATTTGAGATACTTAGTAAGTCCTTTATTAAAAAAAATACATTAGGAGAATTTCTTCCATTTTATATTAAATTTGATATTCTTAGGAATAAAATTCCTATTGGAGATAAAGCAGGTAATGTAAGATTTAATAATCGTATATCTCATTATACAAATGAGATTAATAATTCATTATGTCTTTTTAATGCTAAAAGACGCTTTTCCTACTCATCTAAAAATAGTGTAGCATACTTTACGCTTAAACAAAAGTAAATACGTTAGGATAATAAATTTGAATAAACCGGAGAAAATAAAGGTGGATAATACATATAGTTTAGATATGAAAAAACTAAAAAGAGAGGTTTTTAGTGAAATTAGATACCGTTGAAACTGTAGGTAATGTCAGCTGGTTTAACATAAATGAACCATCTATTACTCTTTATAATGGAGATTGTATAGAAATTTTGAATCGGTTTGATGAAAACACTTTTGATATGGTTTTCGCCGATCCACCCTACTTTCTTTCTAATGGTGGAATCACCTGCCATGCCGGTAAAATGGTTTCGGTAAATAAAGGAAAATGGGACAAATCAAGCGGTGTTAAAGAAAATCATGATTTTACGCTTAAGTGGCTTAGTGCTTGTCAGAGAGTTTTGAAACCCAACGGGACAATTTGGGTTTCTGGGACAACACATATTATTTACTCAATGGGGTTTGCCATGCAAGAGCTTGGTTTTAAAATCCTTAACGACATTATTTGGTATAAGCGCAACGCTCCGCCAAATCTTTCATGTAGATATTTTACACATTCAACGGAAATTGTTTTGTGGGCATCAAAAAACGGTAAAAGCAAACATTATTTTGACTATAAACTTATGAAAAATATCAACCAGGGAAAACAAATGAGAAATGTTTGGGAAATATCAGCGCCAGCGGCACCAGAGAAAAAGTTTGGCAAACACCCAACTCAGAAGCCCGTTGAACTTTTAAATAGAATAGTACTCGCTTCTACAAAGGAGAATGATTTAGTATTGGACCCTTTTTGTGGGAGCTCTACGACTGGGGTATCAGCAATTTTAAACAAAAGAAATTATGTCGGTGTTGATTTAGAAGAGAAGTATCTTGAAGTTTCGGTTAAAAGATTAGAAGAAGCGTTATTAAAAAAAGATTCTCTATTATTTAGTAATTCAAAGGTGGCTATAAAATGAAGCACTCTACTTTTTTCCAAGACAAAATAAATTGTAATAACGAGAAAGAAATAGGTTAGACAATGAGGTTGGTACAATAACAATAAAAGAAATAAAAGGTAGAAGTGGGGGTGGGAAATTCTGTAGAAAAGGAAATCTCTGCGTTTTAGTTCCTGAAAATTCAGTTAGGTATTTAACTGATAAGAAAAAAATCTTAGCTTTAAAATGGATTTTATTAGGAAAAAAACACAAACAAGAGGAAAATTATGTATAAGATTGTGTACAAGCACTATTGGTGCCGGGTGCCTGAGAATTTGTGCATTTTATTGGTGCCGGGTGCCTAAAACTATTGGTGCCGGGTGCCTAAAACTATTGGTGCCGGGTGCCTGTAAGTGGGGGCTAACACTATGATATTAAAAACAAATTCGCTCCCTATAAAGCTTACTACATAAAGGACTCCTTTATAGAGTATTCCGGAAAAAGCCTTTAAGGATATAAAGGAAAAATTTTTAAAATTTCTTAAAAACTGAGGAAAACAATCTAAATGGAAGATTTAAAAAATTACAACCTGAAAGATTTAAAAGACCTAAGGAATAGGATAGACTATGAAATAAATTTAAAATCTCCAAAACCTGAAGAGGAACTTTTTTATTACGCCTTAAATAAAATTATAAAGAAAAACACCGGACTTAAAGTAGTCCCGTTTCCAGTATTTAAACTAAACAAAAATTATCCTAAGTTTAAAGAGGTGTTATTGGAAATAGACAGGTTTTTTACAGATAACCTTGGAAAGGAATTAACCAGAGTAGAAAAGAGTAAGGTCTATAATCTTTATGCAGAGTTGATTTATGAATATACCTCCGGAATGGGAATTACAACCATACTTCCTACACTTTTAAATTTTCATGAATATTTTCCTGGACTTTTAGAGAAGGAATTTCCAGGATATTTAAAATCTGGTTTGTTAAGAAAAATATTATAATTAGAATTGTTTCCTAACGATTATAAAACTATATGTGTACTTTGCTTCATAAAAGAAATAGATTTGATTAGGATATAAATTAGAATGAACCGGAAGAAATAAACAAGATATTTAGATATAATTAAGATTAAAAAATTAGAGTTTAGGAAAAAGTTATGAAATACTTTAAAAGAGATTGTGGATGTATTTTTTTAGTAGATGATGAAGGAGTGGTAAGTTTTACAGAAAATATATGTGGACATATAAAAAAAGAGGGAGAGGGTCAAAGGTCTTTTGACCCTCTCCGTTATAAAAAATATTATAAGGAAATTAATTTGTTTAAATTTTTACTTGAAAAAACTATAAAGGAATCATTATGAAGTTTTATAAAAGATGGTGTGGATGTATTTTTGGTAAGGAAGAAAATAAGTATTATGGAAAAAGTTATAAAGGAGTCAAATGGATAAAACTTTAATGATTCTTGATATAAATAATCTTTTATACAGAGGGTTCTATGCTACACCTAATCTCCAATTTAAAGGGAGAAGGACTGGAGGTTTATTTGGTTTCACCAATATGTTATGCAAGTATATAAATAAACACAAACCTTATCATATTCTTGCTACTTTAGATAGTCCCCCCTATAAAAGAAAGGGATATTTTCCTGCCTATAAAGAGAATAGAAAAAGAGATAGCACTCCACAGGAAGCAGAGTTGTATGCTTCATTAAATTTTAATAGAAACCTGATTTTAGAGTTATTAAAAATTTTAGATATTCCAGTTTTACAAGAAAAAGGTTTTGAGAGTGATGACCTTATTTATGAAATTTGTCTATCAAACCTTCTTTACAAAAAAATAATAATTTGTTCCACTGATGATGATCTATACTCCTTACTTTTACAAGCTAACAGGTTTATAAATATTGAAATAGAAAAATCAAGTGGAATTTACACCAAAGAAGATTTCTTAAAAGAGTATGGAATCACCCATCAAATCTCAATATATATCGAGAAAAAATTAATTGATATTTGGGAGTTTGCAAGGATTGTAGGAGGGGACCATAACGGAATACCTCCAATAATTAGAGGTATAGGAAAGAAAAAAGCCATAAAAATATTTCAAGACCCGAATAAAAGAAACTGCTGTTTAACAGAAAACAAAGAGGAAATTGAAGAAAGATTAAAATTTATGTTATTTCCTATAGAAAAACGTTTTGGTGTAAACTATCTATACGCTATACCAAAACCTGATATTGGGAATTTTGAAAGGCTTCTTGGAAAATATGGTATAGAAAGCAAACTTAGTTTTAAAAATGCATTGGAATATCTTATAACATTAAGAATGAAGGAAACTCTAATAAATGGAGAAGAATTTCTTAAAAATACTTAGAGATTATTATAGAAAAAAGTTAGATAGACTTATTCATAATGTTTACAAAGCAAAATCTGGATGAAATAAAGGAGGAAGTATGAAGAAACTACCATTAGTAATATGTAACAAAGCAAAAGTGTGTCTTGACCCTTGCCTTCACGGTATGCCACATGTCAAAAATGAAATATATGGAGTATATTGTACTGAATGGGGAGAGTGTACGATAGGTAATGTACAGATAAAAGTAAGGTGTGTGGAGGTGAAGAAATGACTGAAGAACAAGTAAACATTTTCTTTTACTGGTTTCAAAATATAATCCCGCTGAAACAAGTGTGGGATGATGGAGTTATAGAATATTATTGTTTAACAGACAAAGAGGACGGATTTGGAAATAAAATAAGTAGTAAACTTCCTGATTTCTTCACCGACTCTGGTTTTGGCATCCTGCGAAAGTGGATGGAGGAGAATAAATCAGAACTTTGGGAATCTTACCTGTACTGGGTTAATGCACATTGCTATGCTAAGACAGCAAGTGAAGGGTTGAATCGTATCCTCAACCCCGCCAACCTCGTTCAGTTCCTTGTGCAGAATAGAAATAGTTGGGAGATGAAAAAATGTATATCTTGCCCTGATTCTGATAGGTCTACACATCCTGGTTCAATAAATAAATTATACTGTAGAACCCTAATGAATAGGGGGTTATATCCAAGCGTTTACAGAAAAGAAAATGATGTATGTTGGTTTGCTAATAGACAGCACCCTGCTGCCAAGTACCTTGATAATCTATATAAGGAGGACAAATGACCATTAGGGAAAAACTTGAAGATTTATTGATTCAGGCAACAAAGGAAGCGATTTCCCGAATCGTCCCCCTCAAAGACGAACTGGAACGGGCGAAGGGGGAGATAGCCGACAAGGATAAACGAATTGATGCACTCAACAAAGAGTTGATAGACTTATCTATCCAACAGCAGTATGAATTGGAAACTTGGAATAAAGAAGTAGTCAGGTTAAAGGAAGAACTTGCTCATGTTAAAGATACTCTTGGATATAGAAGTAAATATTACAGTTTATTTACCAATAGAAATAACTAATACAGATTACTGAAGGAGGAATAAAATGAAATTAAAAGAAATACAAGTAACAGTTAAACCTTCTAATCAAGTTAAAGGATATAGTGCCGTAGACATTAGAGTCTTAGTAGATGGATTTGAGAAGGAGGCACATGAATTACTTCCTAATACCGACTTTAATGATACATTTTCCCAAATGTTAAAGACAGTGGAAGATATAGTTAGAAAAGAAGTAGAAGAAATTGAGAGGGAGAATGGCTGAATTCACAAACTCTTTACAAGAAAATATAATAACCTTATTGGCATTTGATAAAGATTCTGCTCAAATTATAGTAGAGAATGTTACACCAAAAATGTTTTCAAATCCTTATTACCAACGCATAGCAGAGTTGTCTATTAATTTTTACCAGGAGTTTAAAGACTCTCCCAATGAACATTTACCAGATTTATTAGAACCTGAATTACAAGATTCCACTAAGTCGGAAATCTATACTAAAATCCTTGAGTCAATGTATGAAAATAAAGATTCTCTACATTCTAAATTTGTGTTATCAGGACTTAATAAATTTATAAAAACCCAAAACATTAAAGAGGCTTTGAGAGGTGCTGTAGAAGCTCTTCAAAATGGAGATATAGACGGTGCTGAAAATTTATTAGAAAGCTCTCGTAAACAGAGGATAAACCTATTTGAACCTGGAACTTTTTTATTTAAAGATAAAAATAGGACATTAGATTTTTTAGATACCCAAGAAGCTAATTTAATTTATACAGGAATAAAAGAATTAGATGATTTAGAATTGTGTCCATGTCCTGGAGAATTATATACTTTTATGGCAAGGGCAAGTGCTGGGAAATCATGGTTCTTAATCCATTTAGCCAAATATGCCTTACTGCAAAGAAAGAAAATTTTACATATTACTTTGGAATTGGATGAAGATAGATTAAAAGCAAGGTATATGCAGAATTTCTTTTCAATAGCCATGACAAATAATAAAGAACTTTTACAATTACAAAATACTTATTTTACCAAAACTAATCATGGGTATGTATCTGATATTAACCTTAAAGATATACCAACTGTAAAATCTATGAAAGATAATAATATCCGAAGTTACCTACAAGACAAAATAGAACAGATTAGGTCTCCAAAATTACTAATTAAATTCTTTCCTACAGGAACTTTATCAATAAAAGGATTAAGGTCATACTTAGACACTTTAGAAGGATATGAAAATTTTATTCCTGATATTATTCTTTTAGATTATCTTGATTTGATGGATATAGATTCAACTAATTTAAGGATAGATTTAGGTAGAACTTGTGTTGATTTAAGAGGTATAGCAGGTGAAAGAAATATTGCGGTAGTAACTGTTGCACAAACAAGTAAAATGGCAGAAGGAGTTTCCTTATTAACAAGAAAATCTTTAGCAGAGGATTTTAGTAAGGTTAGAACGAGTGACAATTTAATTACCTATACACAAACTCCGAGCGAATATAAGCGTGGGTTGGCAAGATTATTTGTGGATAAGGCCAGAAATACAAGGCAAAATGATGTAATCCTTATAGCACAGAACTATTCCTGCGGGCAGTTTTGCCTAAGTTCCGCACTTATGAAAAATAATGACTACTGGGAAATCCTTAAAGAAAAAGGATTTTTGGACAAGTAATGGAAAAATTATATAAAATAATAAAAAGTAATATAGAAAATTGTGTAGGATGTGTTGTTAAAGGGTGTGAGGATAGTGTTGAGTATGATATAATAGAAAGTCCTTGTGGAGTGGGAAGAAAACGTTGTATACTTGATAAACATGAAAATAATGTCTTAGAACCTTTATCTGAAAAAGATATAGTTAGGGTATGGACGAATTTATTATACATAAACAAAAATTCATCGAATGGAGTTAAAAGAACATTATGATTTCTAAAAAAGTTGTTGAAGACTTCCTTAATAAAAAATTATATGACTGGTCTTGGATTAAGGATACCTCAAGAGAGAAACTTCTATCAGAATTAGGAAATTTCAATTTTAAAACTGAACCTTATACTCACCAGTTAGCAGGAATACTATTAGGGATTATAAATGACGGTTTTTTATATTTCTTAGATATGGGGTTAGGAAAAACCCTTATAGTTTTAGACGTCCTCACGATAAGAAGAGAAGAGTGGAAGAGAGCTTTAGTTTTATCTCCTAATATTTCTACAGTTAGTACATGGTCAGACGAGGTTGAGAAACATTCTAACCTATCAAGTATAGAACTTATAGGAAATCAACAAGAGAGGTGGGAACTTTTAAAGAAACCTTCTGATTTAGTTTTATTAAACTACACAGGTTTATTAGTTATGACTACAGACCCTTATAAAGGTAAATGGGTTATCAATAAAGATAAGTTAAAAGTTTTTTTAGATACCTTTGATGTGATTATATATGATGAAATTCACCAAAATAAAAATAGACGCTCACTTTCCTTTGAGGTAAGTAGGGAACTTTCTAAGAAGGCTAAAATTAAATTTGGACTTACCGGTACTCCTATGAATAGAGATCCTTTAGAGTTATGGCCTGTATTCTATTTAGTAGATAATGGAGAAACTTTAGGAGAGTATGTTTCAATTTATAGGGAAGCATATTTTGATGCTAAACCAGGTTATTGGGGAGGTATAGATTATAAACTTAAAAAAGAGCTTAAAGAAAACCTTAATCAGAGACTCCTTAATAAGTCTATAAGGTATTCCGAAAAAGAAACTTTAGATTTACCTGAAAAGGTAAACATTCTTCAACATTGTGTATTTTGTCCTGAACAAAAAGAGGCATATCAAAACGCAATTGGAGGTATCATATCTGCTAAAGGAAATTTAATAGAGGTTAAAAATGCTTTTATAAAATTTAGACAGATATGTTCTGGTTATATAGAATTTACCAATGAGGATGGAGAAAAGATTAAACATGAATTTGACGAGAACCCTAAACTTGATGCTTTGGTAGATTTAATTAAAAATATGGATGGAAAAGTAGTAGTGTTTTTGGAGTATATAAAATCAGGTGATATAGTTTGTGAAAGATTAGAGAAAGAGAAAATAAAATTTGAAAGACTTTATGGGGGGACTAAGGATAAAATAGGAGTGAAAAATAAATTTATTAGTAATTCCACTATAAAAGTTTTAGTAGCCAATGTTAAAAGTGGGGGTACTGGTTTAAACTTACAAGTAGCGAATTACATGATTTATTTTGAATCCGCCTCATCCCTAATTGATAGACAACAAAGTGAAAAAAGGATCCATAGGATAGGACAAACTAAAAGAACCTTTATTTATGACTTAGTGTTTAAAAATAGTATTGAAGAGCGTATTTTATCTCTTTTAAAAGAGGGTAAGGATATTTTTAGAGAGCTTATAGAGATGAAAAATGAAAAAGGAGAAGTAAAAGAATTATGAAATCCGGGGTTTATAAAATCTTAAATTTGGTAAACCAAAAATGTTATATTGGTAGTTCTTTTGATACATCAGAAAGATGGAAAGACCATTTATCCGGTTTAAGAAAGAGTATCCATATAAATAGATATCTTCAAAGAGCTTTTAATACACATGGAGAAAATAATTTTAAGTTTGAGGTTATAGAATACTGTCCTAATGAAAAAGGCTATTAGAAAGGAGAAAAGTATGACAGAGCAGGAAAAAAATGAGTTGATAGAAAAATATCGGCCTTTACTTATATCACAGGCTAACAAGTTTGATTCTAAATATACAAATGATTTAATTCAAGCCGGTATAATGGCTTTATTAGACGCTTCTGAAAAATTTAAGGGAAATAAAAAAGTTAAATTTTTAACCTATATTCATAAAAAGATTAAAGGTTCCATGAGGGATGAGATAAGAAGAATTAAAGGGGAGAAAGCGTATATGATTTCTGAAATAGACTGTCCTTTATGCACAGAAAATTTAGATTGGAACTGTCCTGAATGTAAAGGTACTGGCAAAATTAAACATAGAAATTATGAATTTGTTTCTTTATCTGAAATGGATAACCTTGCTTCTTTAGACAATGTAGAAGAATATATTATACAAAAAACTGAGAATGTTATACTTAAAGATTTTGTAGAAACTCTTCCAAAGATTTACCAAGATATTATAAAATATATTTATTGGAATGGGATGTCACAAATGGAAGTATCTTTATTTTTAGGAATTTCTGATAGTAGAGTTTCTCAACTACATAAGGAAGCGATAAAACTTTTAAAGGATAAATTAGATGTGTAGTAGATGCTATTACTTTGAAGAAGATAATAGGAGTATTTTGGGTTGGTGTACCCAAAATCTATACTATATCTTAGACAGAGAAACGCATAAATGCCCAGATTTTCTAAATATTTTTGAAGGAGAATGGAGAGCTATCATTGACCAAAGCAAAAATAATAGAAATATTAGAAATAAATAATATACCTTATGCTACTATTGGAAAAAATATAAGTAGTAAAGCTATAGGTATAAATTGTCCTTTCTGCAAAGATGATGAAGGAAAACATTTAGGTATTATAGAAGGTAAGAATGGATTTTTCTATACTTGCTGGAAAAATATAACACATAGAGGAACTTTAGAAAAATTATTTAAATATTTACATATAAAGTATGTAGAAGATTTTGAAGATTTGAATTATTTACTTGACAAACTGAATGAAAAATGTTATACTATAGAAGTAAAACAAGAGGGGGTTATGACTTTAAACTTTCCTACGGAATTTAGGGAGATAGGAAAGAAAAAACCTACTAATTATTTTTATAATTACCTCTATATTGATAGAGGATTTAATGAAGTTGAAAAATTTATAAAAAGGTTTAATTTAAAATGTGCTATCTCAGGAAATTATTCTAATAGAATAATCATTCCTATGTATGAAAATGATAAATTATTAACTTGGACATCAAGGAATATTGGAAGTTCTACTTTAAGGTATAAGTCTCACCCTAAGGAGTTATCAGTTAAATCTATTAAAGATTGTTTATTTGATTATAATTATATTTCTTATGGAGGGAGTAAACTGATTGTAACTGAAGGAGTGTTTGACTCTATGAAGATAAACTGGTATTCTAATTCACAGGTAAAGTCAACTTGCATCTTTTCTATTTTGATGTCCAATACACAGATAAAGTTATTAACCAAATTGACTAATAAATTTACCAAAATTTATATTATACTTGATAAAGGATTTGAAACTGAAGCTATGAATTTAGCCGATAAATTAAGTTTTTTAAACAATGTTTATTTTAAGGAACTTCCTGACGGGTTCAAAGACTTGGGTGAAATGGGGAAAAAGGATATTATGAAATTTTGTGAGGAACTTTAATGGTTATAAACGCCATCAAATGCTCCTACTGTGGTGATATTATTTTCTCAAGAGTAAGACACGACTTTAGACCATGCAGTTGTGGAAGGTGCTTCATAGATGGTGGTAGTTTTATAGTAGGAGGGTACCTTAGATACGGGGGAAAATTTGAATCTATAAAATTAGATTTAAATAAATACTATCCAAAACTTATTTCAATAACATCAGATGATAAAAACCTTATTGCAGAATGGATGGGTAGAGATTGGGATAGTAGAACAGATAAATATGGACTTATTAAAAATACTTTTAAACGGATAATGGGAGAAGCTATTGAAAAAGGACAAAAAAGAAATAGAACCTAATTTTATCTTAGAAGTACCTAGTAAATCATTCTGTATAAAGTGTAAAAGTAGTGATGTTAGAAAAATAAAAGATACTTTAAATTTGGCCGCTACTGCAATATACAGTTTAACAGATGAATTAGGTTTAGAAGTTCCTACATTTGAAGGACGTTGTAAAAATATTATGGGGTGGGTAAAAGAACAGCAGAAGAAAAGAGAAAAGGTTTTAAAAATTAAAAGAAAGGATGCATAATGAATGACCCTTGTAAGAAGAAAGAAAACTGTAGCAACCTTATTTGCCTTCACAGAGGGAAACATACCCATACGGTAAGTTGTGAAGAATTTTGTGAGGATAAAAAGAATACAAAATGTGGTGCGTATCTTACGGAGGGTAAAAAATGGGAGACTTCATAAAAGGTATGAGAGTTAGATATATTCCTCATCATGCTTATGGGAATATACATCATCCAGATTGTCAATGTGGGGTAGTTAGTTCTACAAATGATAAATTTGTTTTTGTTAAGTATGATAACTTAATGTGTATAATGACAACTGGAGATGAACCTTATACACCTCAAGCAACAAATCCAGAAGATTTAATACTACTTTAAAAAGGAAAATAGTATGTCAAAAGAATTAATTCATTCAATGACAAAAAAGGATTTTGAAATAACATTTTTCTCCGGTACTGGAGCTGGAGGGCAACACAGAAATAGACATATGAATTGTGTTAGAATAAGACATCCTGAAAGTGGTGTTATAGGTACTGGACAAAGTGAGAGAAGTTTGGAACAAAATAAAAAAGAAGCATTTAGAAGTTTAATAAATAATCCTAAGTTTAAAACTTGGCATAGATTAGTTGTAGCTAAAGCTAATCTCTCCATGGGAGAAAGAAAGAAAATGGAAGAAGACTTAGAAAAGAGAGTAGAAAAAATGATGGATGAAAAGTACTTAAAGGTAGAATATTTATGACCAAAGAACTTGAAGAAAAAATATTTAATGAATTCCCAAAACTTTTTACCAATAAAGAAGATTTATCTCAATCTTTAATGTGGTTTGGTATGGAATGTGATGATGGTTGGTTTGATATTATTTATAACCTAATAAAAAAGATAGATAAAATCGCCAAAAAAGAAGGACTCTATAATAAAGAATACCCAATAAGAATTTTACAGATAAAAGAAAAATTTGGCACGCTTAGGGTTTATATGGGTGGAGGTACTGATGAAATTTTTAACCTTTTAGATAAAGCTGAAAGAAAATCTTCCAATACTTGTGAAGTTTGTGGTAAACCTGGTAAATTAATGGGATGTGCTTGGGTTAAAACACTATGTAATGACTGTGGTATAGGATTAGGATTAAAAAAGTTTAAAGATTTTATAAAGGAGGTAGTAGATAAAAATTGAAAAAACTGATTAGTATTGGAATTACAATCATAATAATTTTATTTGCAAAACCTTTTCATCATGTGGATAATAAAATTATGTTGACAAACAAACTTATTTATGCTATAATAAAAACAGAAAGTAACTATAATGTTAAAGCCATATCTAAAAAGAAAGCAATGGGGTTAATGCAAATACGTTATGCGGTATGGGGAAAAGCACTAAGAAAAGAAGGGATAATAAAAAACAAAAATGATTTATTTAACCCTGAAAAAAATGTTAAAGCAGGAACTTTTATACTTGCTTATTATTTAAAGAAACATAATAATGATTTAAAAAAGGCTTTACATAGTTATAGTGGTGGTGCAAAAAATTATCATTCTAAAATAATGAAACACCTAAATGCACAATAGTAAGTCAATCGGGTGGGAAATATTTTAGTACAAGTTAAGTTATAAGGCTTTAGGATTAAAATAATAAGGGAGGTAGCATATATGTTACTTAAAGATATTTATAATAGTTGTAATGCTCCGGGAAATAGGTATTTAAAAGACTATATGGAAGGAAAAAAACTTTCATTAAACCAAGCAGTTAAAGCTAAATGTGCCGAATGTATGGCAGGATTCCTAGATGGCAAAATTGATTGTGGTCTTGGGGATTGCCCGTTATACCCATGGATGGTTTATTCAAAAAAGAAACCAGTTAAACCTGGTGAAGAGAAAAAAGAAAGGAAGAAAAGGGTTATATCTAAAGAACAGATAGAAAAAATGCAAGAAGGAAGAAGGAATAAAGGAGTTTAACATGATAGATTACCCTTATGAGGTAGAGTTAAAATTAACTTGTGAAGCATGCCCAGAACAATATGATGCTTTCTATTTAGGTAAAAAAATAGGATACCTTAGGTTAAGGCATGGAATTTTTACAGTAGATTATCCTTTTTGTGGGGAGAAAATAATTTTTACCGCTTATCCTGAAGGTGATGGAATGTTTTTTGATGAAGAAGAAAGAAGTTATTATTTAGGTAAAGCTAAAATTGCTTTAATGAACGAGTATAACAGGTATATCTAACAGTAGGGGGTTTTAAAATGAAAAGACTTTTATACCTAATTTTTAGTATTGGTACAGCTATGGTAGGATATACTATTCATGGTAGTATATTTTGGTCTATAATGGATTTTATTTTTACTGGATTTGCTTGGCTTAAATGGATAATATTCCAAGAAGTAACATTAGAAATAATTAAAAAAACTTTTGCTTGGTTTTTTTAATAAAGAAATTAATTAGGAGATTTATGGAGTATGAATGGAAAGAGAATACTATTATCACCAACTACTGTAAAAAGTTTTGTAGAGAAAATTATAGAAAATTAGGAAGTATAGGATATACTTTTGATGACCTTATGCAAGAATGTTGGTTAGTATATAATAACTGTCAGAAGAATTTTGACCCTTCAAAATCTAATTTTATGACCTATTTTACTCGTTCATTAAGAATAATGTTAAAATTCTTTATAAATAAGAATAGGGCAGAGGAAAATTTTATGATGAGTTATTATGCTCCTGCTACTCCAACTTCTATAGAAGAAGAATGTAGTTTAGGAATTAAAATGCACTATTCAAACGGGATAGCAAAAGAAGCGGTAGAGAAAATTTTAAATTCCGATTATCTAAAATCTTTAAAAAGAAATACTCATTTTAGTAATAGGTTATTGTGTGAGTTACTTGGCCAGCGTTGTTACAATTTTGATTTGAAGAAGGAAATTAAAGAATTTTTAGAGAATTAGTATCCGGAGATACTAAAAATCTCCTATATACTATATATACATTAAGTAAAAGAATTAATAAAATAGCGAAAGTCAGGAAGGAGATTGCACAGCATGAAGAGGTTGAAGATTCTTTACAGAAGGAAATTAAAAGGCTTGATGCAGACTAAAAATCTTGGGTACATACCTAGTTCAAAAGGAGTTTTAAGTGAGATTAAATATGGAATTACAAGAATATATTTCCAGCATTACAGAGACTAGCAGGTCGCCGTCTGGAACTACCTTAACTTATTTAACCGGTGTTGTAAATAAGTTAAATACCTTGAGCGATGAAGTCTGGAATAACCTTCCAACCAATGTTAAAATTTATTCAAACAATTTAATCTGCAACTATAAAAGGGTAAAATAAAATAAAAAGATAAAAGGAGAAAATTGATGAACCGTAAAACTTTTTTGGAGAAGCTTGAGATAGTAAAACCTTGTCTAAAGTACGATTCTATTGTTCCTATTTTTGGGAACGTACATATAGATAAAACTTTTGTTGAATCTTTCAACGGTGTTCAAGGGATTAAAGTAGATTTTGGGGAAGAGGCATTTGTGGAAGTCTGTGTTAAAGGAGATTTAATCTCAAGATTATCCGAAACTTATTCTTCTGATACTTTAGATTTATCCGTAGCTAATGATATTTTCTTTCTTAAAGACGGAAAGAAGGCTGTTGCAAAATTAGCAACGACTCCCGTAGCTGAATATATATCTCCATTTATTAATAAGTCTAAAGAATTAACACTCATAGGACTTAATGAGGATGTTATCAGTGGATTTGAAAAATGTCTGGGAACCTCTAACAAAAATAAAATTCAAGAAAACCAACACGGAGTTATAGTTGTTTATGATGATAAAGGATTAAAATTGTATTCTACAGATGGTAAAAGAATCTCCAAATTTGTTACAGATATTCAACCTTCAGTTCCCCCTTCAAATATAAATGTTATATTGCCGGAACAATTCTGTACTTTACTTGTTCAACAGTTTAAGAAAAGTAAAGCTGGAGATTTGTCTATAGGACAGAATGATGTTGTAGGAATATTTGTAGGTATGGAAATATATTCTAAACTACACACAAATGAAGAGGTAGGTATTCCAGATTTTGAAAAAGAAATGTCTAAGTTTGATATAGCCAATACTAAAACTATTCCTATTCCTGATGAGTTTAGTAAAGCTGTTAAAAGAGGAACTATTATTTTTGATAAAGGAGATAAGGCTATAGAGCTATCTTTCAAAGATAAAACTTTAAAGGTAAATGGAAGTTCTGGAATATGTACCATAGATGAGGAAATTGTACTATCAGAATCTTTGGGAGTATCGGTATTTAAAATTGAATCTGAATTACTCAGTGAAAGTTTGGAAAGTATAACTGAAATAGGAATTATAAATACTTCAAATGGTAATATAATTCTTGGGAAAGACGGAAATTATACTGCTTTAATTTCAACACTATAAAAGGCACAGGGTGACAGAGTGGTAATGTATGGAGACATCCATAGACCGTTCGACTCGGTTGTAGCTACGGTTGGCTGCGCAGGTTCGATCCCTGCCCCTGTGCCAATTTAAATAATGGAGATGCAAAGGTGACAAACGAAGATGCTGCCTACCGGGCGTTAAATCGCAATGGTTAGAACGGTGTGCAATTTCCTTTGTATCTCCAAAACTATAATAATAATTTCCTTGTCGTCTAAAGGCAGGACAGGAGATTTTGGGTCTCCCGATGTGGGTTCGATTCCTCCCAAGGAAAAGGAGTAGATATGAAAAATTGTTTTGATGGATGTTCTTATAAATCACAAGAGAAAGACGGTGTTGTGATTTGTGAATGGTTAGAGAAAGTTGTAAAAGGAGTCAGAGATTGTAACTACTTTAAAAAGTATGAAGTTATAGAAGAATTTCCAACGGAAGCATCAAAATATATTGAAATTGGGAATACTCCATTAGTTGTGGATATGTTTTATAACGAAGCGGATAAATGTTTTGTTAGGGTGGAGAAATAGTGGGATTTTTCTTATCAGATTTGAAAATCAAGAAATCCAAAAGTGAGGATAGGATTGCATCAGAATATGGATGTAAAATTTGTCCTTTAAGTAAAATTTATCATAAATCTCCTAAAATGTCTCCATTAGGTTCAGAAACTCCTTTACTATATTTTCTTGGGGAAAGTCCTGGAAAAAATGAGGATTCACAAGGTAAGCAGTTTGTTGGAGATGCAGGAGATAGGTTAAGACAAGATTTATATAAAGTTATTGATAAAGATTTTGATGAAGAATGTATTAGATGGAGTAACCTTATAAGGTGTAGACCTTATGAAGGAAATAAAAATAGGACTCCAATAAAGTTTGAGATAGATTGCTGTAAATCCTTAACTATAAAGGATATAGAAAGAACTAAACCTTTGGTAGTTGTAGGGTTTGGAGGAGTTCCTCTTAAAACATTTTTAAACGGAGATAGATTAAGATTATGGAGTAATAGGTTAGTTCCTGTTAAAATAGGAAATCATAAATGTTGGTATTTTGTTTCTTATCATCCTTCATTTTTAATAAGAAATACTAAACCTTATAAAACTGAATATGATAAAACTTTTTTAAAAGGACTTGAAACTGTTGTTGACTTTGTTTTAAATAGATATGAAGAACCTGAAATAATAGATAGTGAGGATAAAGAAGGTATTACTATAGTAAAAGGACAAAGTAAAGAAGATTTAAAAACTATTGAAAATCATTTACAAAGATTTAAAGATTCGGATAAAATAACTATAGATGTAGAAACAACAGCACTAAGACCTTTTAACAAAGAAGGTAAATTAATTTCTATAGCTATAGGAAATTATGAAGATGTCATAGCATTTCCTATAGACCACCCAAAAACTTGGAATTTTGACAGAGAAAACAGTTTGAAGTCTGTAAAAGAAATTTTATATAATTTCCTTTCAAATAAAAACTGTACAAAAATTGCACATAACTTAAAATTTGAATTAGAATGGTTATATAACTATTTTGATAATGATAAAAAGTTTATGTTTGAAAATTCTTTTGGGGATACGATGGCTCAAGCCTATCTTTTAGATGAGAGGACTTCAAAAGAAGAAGGTATGTTAAGTTTAGATACACTTACTTGGTTAAATTTTGGGTTTAATTTAAAAGAAAAATCTACAGTAGATACAAAAAATATATTAAAATCTCCACTTGAAGAATTATTAACTTATAACGCTATGGATACAAAGTTTACTTATAAATTGTTTGAAAAACAAGAAAAAAGACTTGACAATACGCTCAAAATATGTTATAATGATATTATTAAAACAGCAAGAACTTTAACCCTAACACAAGCTCAAGGTATTTATACAGATGATAAAGTTATAGATGCTTTTACACAGGAATATTCTGGAAAATTAGAAAATCTTAATACACTAATCTCCAATTTAGATGAGATTAAAACTTATAAAAAAGCTAAAGGAGAATTTAATCCTTTATCCCAGTTACAAGTTGTTATTGTGTTAAGAGATATTCTTAAAATCCCTAAAGTAAAAGGGACTTCAAAAAATGAAGAAGAAGGATATTCAACTTCTGATAAAATTTTAGAATCCCTTAGAGATGAAGGAATAAAACTTGCAGGATATATATTGGAATATAGGAGTGTAAACAAACTACTCAGCACTTATATCCTTAACGCTAAAGAATTGGCAATAGAAGGAATTCTTTATCCTAACTTCAATTTATTTTTTACAGGGACAGGGAGACTTTCTTCCGGGAGAGAGTAAAATTTGGAAACTAATAAAATTATTTGTGAAAATACTGTATTTTGTACTGTTAAAAATTGTGACCATTATGGTTGGCATTTACATAACGGAAATGAATTTTATCATTCAAGAGACTTTTGTAAGGATTATAAATGTGTTTCCTATTTCCAATATAAAATTATTGAGGCTATAACAAATAACAGATATAATGAAGATTTAGACCAATATGAAAATATAGGATATGAAGATGAGCGGATCTAAAGAATTGAATTGGCAGAATTTTCCTAAGAGGGAAAATCAAGAAATAAGAAATATAATAAAAGCTCCAGAAGGATGTTTTATCCTTAGTGCGGACTATGGACAACTTGAGGCCCGTCTCCTTGCAATGGCCTCTAAAGATTTGGAATTCTGTGCTGATATATGGACTGGTACAGATACACATATGAAATGGTCTAAAAGGATAGTAGAATTATATCCTGAAATATTAGATGTTGTGGAATTACAAAATCTTAGGGATGATTCCAAATCTAACTTAGTATTTGCTGCATTTTATGGAGCCTCTAAATATAAAATAGTAACTTATTATGAAACCAAATATAAAGTTCCTAAAGAGGTGATGGAACAGGTTTATGATGAATTTTGGGAAATGTATAAAGATGTAAAAAAATGGCAAAAAACTGTAGTAGATTTTTATGATACTTATGGATATGTAGAATCATTGTCTGGAAGAAGAAGGAGAGGAGCATTATCACTTAATAAAATAATAAATCACCCGATTCAAAGTACCGCCTCATTTGATATTTGTTTAGGTGCAGGAGATAGGTTATCAGAATTAGCGTATAAGTTAGATAAACCTCAATACCAATACATTATAAATGTGCATGATTCTTTAGAATTTTATATACCTACCTCCTCCTTAGAGGAAGACATATATTTCATAACTAAAGAGATGGTTAATCCAACAATTTATAATTGGATCAACGTTCCTCTAGGAGTCACATTTGAGGTTGGGATAAATTGGGGAAATTTAGAAAAAATTGGGGAAGTTTATTCTTCAGATTTTTACAATTATGAAAATAGCACTTGGAACAATAAATAGGAGGGAGTAAATGGAAAAAAAAGATACTAAAAAAAGTAGGTATGCCAAACTGGAAACCAGCCAAATTTCGTACCTAGGTACGAGGAATAAAACGTATTGTCAGAAATATTCTATAATGGATTTTATTGGGAGAACCAAATTAAAAGACAGTACAAAGATATTAGAATTATTCGGGGGTATAGGAATAACTTCATTCTTTATTATGAAGAGTATAACTCCTTCTAAACATACTATTTTAGAAATCCATGATGATTGTATAGAACGACTTAATGAAAGGTATCCAAATTCTGAAATCTTAAAAGAAGATGCTTTTACATTTGATAGAATGGAAGAATATGATTATATTTTTATTGACGCTGCCTTATTTGGACAAGGTAGGTTAGATAAGTTTAAACCTATTTTAGATAGAATTGCTAAATGTAAAGCAGAGGTTATAATTACAGATTTAGGTTTCTGGAAATTCTCATTTGTTAAAAAGGAAAAATGGGCTGTAGAAGTTCCAATATACTTTGCAAAATGGAAAGAAATATTTAAAACCTTTAATCTAAATATTACAGACGCTTTTTATACTCATGATTTTGCAATACTATGTTTGGACAGGGATAGCACTAAATACACTACCCCCGTAAACGTGGTATGTTGGGAGAAGGAAACTTCCGAGTGGAGGGTATTTTTGGAAGAAAGAAAAGGAGCATTTTTTAATGGAGTTCAAGAAAAGTGAAAATAACCTCAGGTGTTTATAAAATATTAAATATTATAAATACCAAAGTTTATATTGGAAGTTCCTATGATACCTTAGGAAGATGGAAAGAACATTTTTCAAATTTAAAAAAAGGTAACCATTCTAATAAACATTTACAAAAAGCTTTCTATAAATACGGAGAGGAGAATTTTAAGTTTGAGGTTATAGAAACCTGCCCTAATAAAAAGGCTATTTTAATTGAAAGGGAACAACACTGGATGGATTTTTATCAGTCATATAATCCTAAGTATGGATATAATATGAGTAGAGTAGCAGGTTCTCCTATGAAGGATAGAAAACATACTGATGAGTCCAAACAGAAAATGAGTTTATCTAATATAGGTAAGTTAGTAGGGTATAAACATACCGATAAAACTCGGTTGAATATGAGTTTGGCACATATAGGAGTACCTTCACCTTTAAAAGGAATTCCTTTATCTGAAGAAACTAAACAAAAATTAAGTTTGGCACTTACAGGAAGGAAACAATCTGACTTATGGGAAGAATATTTATATTCAATTAAAAAAAGAATAGATAAATCTCCTATCTCATTCAATCCATACACAAAATTTCTTCAAGAGGTATATGCCCTCACTAACCTTGCTAAGTTTCTCATTGAGAACAGAAGTGAATGGGAATGGGTAGAGTGCAACAAACTACAAGAAGTAATGCCTTTTTCTTGTGGTCTATGCATTTATTTACATGATTGTAAAAAAGGCAAAATCCAGCATCCAGCAGCACGGTATTTGGATAGTTTGAAGGAGGAGAAATGAAAATCATAATTGAAAAAAATGATTTTATTAAAAATATTCAAGAGACAATGTATGACTCTAAAATCCCTGATTTTTTTAAAAGAGCAACTGGAAGAAATTACACAGAAAAAGAAACTTGCGTAAATGATATTAGACGACTCCTTATGTTGTTCTGGAATGATCGGTTAAGAATACAGAATAATTTGAAGGAGGTAAAAGATGACACCAGAACAAGTTAATAAATTCTTGACATTATTTATATGGAAAAGGAGTTCCTTTATCTAAGGAACATAAACAAAAGTTAAGTATTTCTAATAAAGGTAAAAAACATAAAAAAAGAACTAAAGAGGAGGGAATATAATGGAAGTAGGAGTTTACCGTAGCCCGATAAATGTTGCCGGGGGTGAAGAGCGGTACGTTTGTCCTCAATCTTTTGTGCTAAATACATACCTGGGATGCGGTCATGGCTGCTCGTACTGTTGCGCTAGGTATCTTTTAGAAATGTATAAACATTGGGAGAAAATGCAACCTGCTGATATTTCTTTA